TGATTATGATGATATGGGAGAGGTGTCGATTAAGAGTTTCAGTGATTTGCAACATGCCAATGGAGGTAATGATGCAGTTACAATTACTGTTTTCGCTTGGGCTTCTGATGTCGTGCTAACCATGCCGACATCTTTATATACTGCTCAATCCGGAAAGATGAACTCAGGAGATGAATACGGAAAAGGTATTGTCTCAGGACCAGCTTCTGCTATAGCGAAAGCAGCAGGAGCACTTACTAATGCACCAATGATTGGCCCTTATGCACGGGCTACTCAGATATGTGCACAGGCAACTAGTGACGTTGCCAGTCATTTTGGTTATTCACGGCCAGGTGTCATTACCGATATATTACAAGTAAAACCAGTAGTAGGAGGTAATATGACAAACACTGATGCTGCAGATGCCGTTCAAAAGTTAACTCTGGATTCAAAACAAGAGATTACTGTTGATTCGCGTACTGTAGGCCTTGATGGTGCGGACCAAATGACATTAGAATCTATTTTTACTCGAGAATCATATTTGACTCAGTTTCCTTGGGCAACCACGGATTTATCTGAAGCAATTTTATGGAATTCAAGAGTCTCTCCCGTTTTATTTCGAACGGACGGGAATGAGATTCACCCAACACCAATGGCGATGATTGCTGAAATGTTTGACGGGTGGCAAGGAACTATTAAATTTAGGTTTCAAATTGTCAAGTCAGCTTTTCATAAAGGGAAGTTGCTCTTTCGATGGGATCCTCGAAGTCATGGCGCAGCAGTTGAATACAATACCGTATATAGTCGTATTGTTGATATTGCCGAAGAAGAAGATTTTGAGATTGAAATTGGATGGGGCCAGAAGAATGCGTTCTTAGGCTTACCAGAAATGTCGACCACTACCAATACTAGATTCAATACCACTCGTTTAGCTACGAGTGATAATGAAAGACACAATGGGATATTAGAAGTGAATGTTCTTAATACTTTAGTGTCACCAGGGTTAGATTCAGATTTACAGATTAATGTATTTGTTTCTGCCTGTCCCGACTTGAAATTCGGGTCTCCTAACGGAGAAAAAATTCAAGATTTCAGTCTATATGTAGAACAATCAGGTACATATGTACCCCAATCGGGCGCACTGGATGAGCCAGCTGCTTCAGATATGCCTGAGGGTGCAAAACTTATTTCACCAATTGCTGCACCATTACAAGAGGCTGATCATCAGATGGAAGTATTTTATGGAGAGGCGATTACATCTCTACGTCAACTCTTTAGACGTTATACTTTATCAAAAACGTGGGTTTCGCCAACGCCAACAGCGAGCAATATTAGACTTCAACATTATGTCTTTTCTGCATTACCATATGCATATGGATATGATCCTAACGGAATAGAAGTCGAAAACACTTTTCCTGCAACATTTACCACAGTATCACCCTTAACTTGGATGATGCCATGTTATGCAGGTTGGCGTGGAGGTTTACGTAAGAAATACCTATTTGATGGTAATGTGGGTTCCAACCCAGTTATTACTCGAGCAGGTTATCAAGCTTTTTCCGACACTGGTTCCGTGCTTCCGCTCTCAGGTCCTGCCTTTCTTCAAAAGAGATTAGGTAATCTGTGGGCAGAACATACTTTTAACGGAGCCGCCACTACACACCTATTACAAAATGGTGCTTTGGAAGTGGAAATCCCATACTACAATGGGGTGAGATTCTCTCCTTCAAGGATGCCTAGTGCAGACTTTAATAATGGAGCAGAATCTTTAGATCTCGAATTTATGAGTTTCCCGACGGGAGTTCGTGAGACGGGTGGTCAAAGTGCTTTTATTAGTGATTGGTCAGCCGCTGGAGAAGACTTTTCTTTGTTTTTCTTCACCGGCTGTCCCGTTATGTATAAGTATAAAATGACTGGAACGTAGAGAGTTTACACTCTTTAAAATGTAAAGACAACGTGAGAATTGTCTATAACTTATATCTCACAAATACTCAACCCTGTGCCGGGTTGGACGGTTTCCTTTATCGGACCCCGTTGTTAGGAGTTTACGCTCTGCAATTTTTAGTTTATTACCATACGGTTTTCATTGCAGGGGGTTTTCCCTGCAGGAATTTTTTACCGAAGGTCACAATTTATTAACATTGCTCTAGCAGAAAGGTGTTTACGTTCTTAATTAAGGACGTTACACTATGATTAGG